ACTCAAGGTCAATGATGGACGTTAAAATTTTTATCGATAGTGCCAATCACGATCGATTTAGAGAGATGTTAACAAAGTTCGCCAGTGGTGTTTCAGCCACTGGCGATAATGTATCTATAGAATATGGATTGTATAGTAAGTGTGATGTGGCTGTCATCTTTGGTTCTTGGAAAGAAAGACCAGACTTGCATCATGTTGTTAAGCAGTCAGTAGTACAACAAGCAGATAATTATGTTGTATTAGAAACACCATTAGTGGGTAGAGGTCCTGTATCTGATGTAATGCAAGACGACTGGTATAGAATGGGTCTAAACGGATTCTTAGCCGATACAGGTAACTTTAATAATGTGTTGAGAGATGGAAAGAGATGGGAAAAAGTACAACGAGAACTCGGCGTCGAGCTCAAACCATGGCACGCAGACGGAGATTATATTCTAGTCGCTTTGCAGCTCCCGGGAGATGCTTCTCTAAGAGGTCTAGACATCAGCATGTGGCTGTATCAGACAGTACACGAGATTAGAAAGCACACTGATAGACCTATTTTAATTCGTACTCCACAAGTACCAAGAGCTTATAATTCAGAATTATTCTTTAAATTAAATGAAGAGATAAAAGATCTCGCATGGCAACAAGGCAGTAAAGATAACCTTAACGAGACGTTAGATAATGCTTGGTGTTCAGTCACATATTCATCTGGTCTTGGTATTGATTCAGTTATGAGAGGTACTAGAGCATACGCAATGGACACTGGTAGTTTCGTTCACAGTCTCGGTTATACAGATTTATCTACTATTGAAGACAAAAAGTTATTCCAAGATAGAACACAGTGGTTAAATGATTTGTGCTATGCACAATGGAATGTTGATGAAATGATGAAGGGAGAAGCGTGGAATCACATAAAAGAAGTGTTGTAAAAACTATCTTATGGAGATTTTTAGTGACATTTACAATATTGTATGCTTGGCCTGTTGCTGACGGACAGGAAGTACCTAACATTGTAGATATTAGTTATGGTCGTGGTGTAGGTTATACATTTACTCAACACGACTTAGGAGAAGAAATTCATAAAATCAGCACTACAAAGATTAGAGCCCAGCTGAGGGCAGAAGGTAAATTATAAAAATGGACAGAAATTTTGAATGTGTTACTTCTATGAATCAGTCTTACTATGATAAGATCGGTCATATTATGTTACAAAGCTTTATTGATAAATGGCCCGAGGATATTAACTTACGCATTTATCATGAGGATGATTTAGATATTCCTTATTCAGATAGATATGAATTAGTTGACTTAAGAGAAAATGAGCCTGAGTTAATTAAATTTATTGACCGTCATAAAAATAGAGCTGATCAGCAAAATCCATTAGAATTGCATTTAGGTGCTATTCGATTTGCATATAAGACATTTAGTATTTTTAATGCTCAAGATAACTCTGATGCAGATTATTTAATTTGGTTAGATGCTGATACATTTACACATACAGAAGTAACACATTCATTTCTCCGTACATTAATTGAACCAGATAAGTATTTAACGTATCTGGGTAGAAAAAATAATTATAGTGAATGCGGTTTTGTAATTTATAATTTAAATCATCCAGCTCATACTGCGTTTTTCGATACATGGAAACATTTATATGAATCGGATGAATTATTTAAATTAGAACAATGGCACGATTCTTTTGTATTTGATCAAATTAGAAAGACTTATGAGAAAGATGGGATTATAGAAAATATCAATCTTTCACCGTGGGGTAAAGATTACGACCATGTCTTTATCAATAGTATTCTCGGAGAATACATGGATCACATGAAAGGCCCACGTAAAAACGAGGGAAAATCACGGAAACAAGACTTATTCTTATCTAGAGAAAGCGACTACTGGCACTAACTCATTGATTTTCTTGAGGAAAATAATAGTTGCACTTAGTTGCTAGAGTTCATATAATATATGTGTTATCTGAGGAGATATGCATATGAACTGTATTGAAGTGATTGGCGGTACGAAAGATAGGAAAGAACTTGCTCAGCAGGTTACTGCTTGGTATTTGAAAAATGTAATGCCTCGTATGCGTACGCTTGATATTACTATCAAGCTAACTAAGTGTTATGAGAACGAGGCATACGGCTACTGCATGGAAGGTGAGAATAACCGTGAATTTGAAATCGAAGTTGATAAGAACCTTCGTTTATATGATTTTGTTTCTACTCTTTGCCACGAGCTTACTCATCTTAAGCAATACGCTCGTGGTGAAATGAAGCAATTAGATGGTGGTCGTACTCGTTGGAAAAAGAAGATTTATTCAGAAGGTACATCGTATGCTGAATCTCCTTGGGAGAAAGAAGCTTACCGTGTTGAGAAACAACTCGCAATGCAATGCTTTGAAGAGGTACTATAAGGTATAATAATGGCTACAAAATTAACTTTAATAAAAGAAGAACCTACTAATGATGATGTAGGTTTTAGTTTGAATGATGATAGTGATGGTGTCACTGTAGATGAACTGTCTAAGAACGCTATGGGTGGTACCGAAATGATGAAGTACGGTCTGTATGATCGACTTCCAAAGAGCATTAGGGATCAAGTACAAATTATTTGCTCTCGTGTACGTGAAGTGGATGAAACTAAACCAACTATTTTATGGCTTCACGATATGTTTAACGACCCTGAAGCTGTTCATCTAAAAGATGAAGAGAGTAGAGAACGATTTGCTAAGTTAGTGTTTGTGTCTAACTGGCAATGGACAACATATAATCTTGCTATGGGTATTCCTCACAGTGAAGCTATCATTCTACGCAACGCTATCGAGCCTATCGAATCACATGAAAAGCCAAATGATAAAACAGTACGTCTAATTTATCATACAACACCTCATAGAGGTCTTGAGATTCTAGTACCCGTGGTTGACTTCTTAACTAAGAATGGTTATGAAAATATTCACCTAGATGTGTACTCAAGCTTCGAAGCATATGGATGGCCGCAGCGTGATGAGCCTTATCAAAAGTTGTTTGACGTTATTCGTAACCATCCTAATATGACATATCATGGATATCAGCCTAATGATGTAGTACGTGAAGCATTGAAGAAAGCTGATATCTTTGCTTATCCATCTATCTGGCAAGAGACATCTTGTATTGCAGCTATTGAAGCGATGAGTGCAGCTTGTGCTGTAGTACATCCTAATTATGGTGCTTTACCAGAGACGATGGGTAACTTTGGGTTCTCATATCAATACCATGAAGATATGCAACAGCATGCTAATATTTTTGCTAATGTACTTGCTAATGTAATTAATCTATATGTTAATGATAGAGAAAAAACACACAGCCGTTTGCAATTCCAGAAAATGTGGGCTGATAACTTTTACAGCTGGGATATGCGCACTAAAGAATGGGAAGGTTTAATTCGTGGAATCCTCGCCGAAGAAAAAGGTAAGAAAAAAGCGTAAGCCAATGACTCAGGAGCAGCGTGAAGCTGCTGCTGAGCGTCTAGCTGCAGCTCGTGAGAAGCGAGCAAAGGAAAATCCTCCTGCTTATAAGTCTATTCATCCCGATGTTGTAGCTAAGCCGGATGATGATCCTTTGTCTATGAAAAAGGTAAAGGAATGGATTAAATATCAAAAAGAGCGTAAGTCCGCTCTTGCAAAAGCTGTACGAGCGAATGAAAAAGGTGCAGTAGCACAATATCATTCTTGTGTTGGTTATATTAATATCATGGAAGGATACTTACGCACAAGTATCTGGAATGGTCTCTTCTGCGGACAAGATGGAACACAACGCATGAAAAGCATATGTATATCTATGGCTTACCATCATGAAGGTCCAATGGCTGGTATGGCTAAACGTTCTGTAGGTGTATGGTATCCAGATCTTGGTCTAGAGTGGACAAGAGAGATGGACGAAGAATATTACAGACCGGTAAGAGGTGTGAAAACGTCACGGAAGAAATAAATATGCATATGGCAGAAATATTAAAGTTCCCTGACGACAAAGTTCACCGAAGCCCCCCCGCTAATGATCAGGTGGGGGAACAAGCACGGTTGTTAAAAAACAAAGAAAAGTTTGTAGAACGAATTGTAGAGCATTATGGTGTACAACTGCTGAACAAACTAGCAATGCGCGGATTTGATGTAGAAGATCCAAAGTTTATGTATGATTATATCTTCACTATGGAAACGCTACGCTCATGTTTATATCGTAATGTAGGTATTACACACCCATTACAGAAATTAAGTGATAGATCAGAAGAGCTAGTCGGTGATAGTGATTTTGATGTGGACGAAGACGAATAAAACAGTTGCCTTCTGGTTCAACTGACCTTATAATATATTATGAATAAACTGAAACTAAGGATGAAACCGTGTTACTTATTGACTTTAATCAAGTCGTCATTAGTAACTTTATGACGCAAGTGGGGGCGCATACTAATGTGCCTCTAGAGGAAGGGCTACTACGCCATATGATCCTCAATACAATTAGACTTAATCTTCAGAAGTTTCGTGATGATCACGAAGAAGTTATTATCTGCTGTGATAGTAAAAAGTACTGGAGACGAGATGTCTTTCCTTTCTATAAAGCAAGCCGTAAGAAGGACCGTGAAGCATCTGGTGTAGATTGGACTACCATGTTCAATACGCTATCTGTAGTACGTGATGAATTACAAGAGTTTTTCCCTTATAAAACTATTCTAATTGACGGTGCTGAAGCAGATGATATCATAGGTACTCTAGTACATAAATATCATGACAAGAGAGATAAAATTTTGATTCTCTCTAGTGATAAAGATTTTATGCAATTGCAGGTATACCCTAACGTTAAGCAGTATAGTCCTGTACATAAGAAGTTCATTCGTACTGCTGATGCAGAATTGTACCTGAAAGAGCATATTATCAAGGGTGATCGTGGAGATGGTATTCCTAACGTTGCATCACCTGATGCTTGTTTAGTTAACGGTGAACGTCAGAAGCCTATGCGTAAAAAGATGATCGATCAGATCGCTAATACTAACATTGAGACTTCTGGTGAGATTAGTGATGAGATTAGACGCAACTATGCACGTAATCGTCAGCTAGTTGATTTGTCTCAATCACCTGAATCGTTACAAGACAGAATTGTTGATGCGTATGAGAATTATAAGTTGAACGATCGTAGCAAACTGCTAAATTACTTTATAAGCAGAAAGCTTAAAAACTTGATGGAAAACATAAGTGAGTTCTAAATGAATTTAAGTGTATATGAACAGTTTCAGAATGTAAGCAAGGCTAAGACAGATAAAGAAAAGATTGCTCTTATTCATGAGTATTCTAAAGAGAACGCTTTTCGTACTATTTTAGACTTTGTTTTTAACCCGGGTTGGAAATGGTTGCTCCCAGAGGGCAATCCTCCATACAACCCGTCTCCTAAAGAGGCGGATTTACAAAATGTATTGAAGTCTGACTGGAAGAGACTTCAATATTTTGTAAACACGGCTACCGGTAAAGCAATGAAACCGCTCCGCCGTGAGACGATGTTCATTGAACTACTGGAAAATGTAGACTTCAATGACGCTAAACTTTTACTTTCAGCTAAAGAAAAGAAGTTACCTTTCAATGGAATCACAAAAAAACTGGTCAAACAAGCCTTCCCCGAACAAACCAAGGGGTGGTAAGTCTTCCAAAACCTATAGTCGTAAAAACTACGACAAGGGTTACGGTGATGAGCAAATTGATAAAGTGAGCAAGAAGCGTATTCTCTCTGAAAAGAGAAGACGTTTCGATCAAAAAATTCAGTATTTGATAGATAATGGTGATTATGAAGAACTCGAAGACTACTACGACTAGAGCGTTTGTAATCGGAAATGGAAAATCTCGCGAAGGTTTCGACCTTAAACAACTAAAACCGTACGGTACTATCTACGGTTGCAATGCGCTGTATCGGGACTATGCTCCTGATTACGAGGTGCCAGATTATCTGGTTGCCATCGATGACCCTATAACTAAAGAAATCAAAAAAAGCGATTTCCCTAAGAAACGGTTCATCTACCCACCAGAAGAAGAGCAGTTTGAGCATCCAAGTTTTAATCCGTTCTCAAGATTCAGATCCAATGCTGGTATGAATGCTATGAT